AGAAGTTCGACGGGGTCTACAACCTAGCAGCACAGTCACATGTCAGAGTCTCTTTTGATGTTCCAGAGGAGACTGTCGATGCTGTTGCAATGGGACCACTTAGACTCCTTGAGTGCATTAGGACTATGCAGCCTGGCTGTAGATTTTACCAGGCTTCATCTTCTGAGATGTATGGAGACAATCCCGAACACCCACAGAGTGAGGAGACTCGTCTCATGCCGGCATCCCCTTATGCCTGCGCCAAGGTCTTCGCCCATGGTCTAACAAGAAACTACCGCGAGGGATACGGCATTCATGCCTCATCCGGTATCCTTTTCAACCATGAGAGCCCACGTCGTGGTGAGACATTTGTCACACGAAAGATAACTCTTGCGGCTGCGAAGATTAAGCTCGGCCTTCAAGACAAGATTGCTCTTGGCAACCTGCATGCGCTAAGAGATTGGGGCTATGCGAAGGACTACGTCGAGGCAATGTGGCTTATGCTACAGCAGGAAAGGCCTGATGACTATGTGATTGCAACAGGAGAGACTCACACTGTCAAGGAATTTCTTGATGAGGTCTTCCAGATTGCTGGGCTTGATGTCGATAGGCATCTTGTCATCGATGAGAGGCTCAAGCGTCCTCATGAAGTTCCATGGCTTGAAGGTGACTGCTCAAAGGCCAAGGAGATGCTTGGATGGGAACCAAAGACGACATTCAGGGAACTTGCAAGGCTAATGTATGAGGCCGATCTCAAGACAGTGAGTGAGACATGTACAAGACGGGGCTGATTGCTGGGTCATTTGACATAATACATCCCGGCTATGTTAAGATGTTTTGTGAGTCCAAAGCAATCTGCGAAAAGCTTATTGTGGCACTCCAGGATGATCCGACAGTAGATAGACCCTCAAAGTGCAAACCCACCCAGACGTGGGATGAACGTGCCGAGGTTCTTCGTGCAATTCGCTACGTTGACGATGTCGTGTACTACAACACTGAGAAGGAACTTAGGAAGCTACTGGCAACCGTAGAATTTGATGTTAGGATTCTAGGATCTGACTATGTTGGCAAGCGATTCACAGGTGATGAGATTGGAAAGCCTACTTACTTTTGCAACAGAGATCACAACTATAGCCTGACAGATCTCAAGCAAAGAATCGCAGAGTCCATGCGCAATAGGTGAAAATACTTTCCTCATGTTATATGATTCCATTGAGGATAACATGAGCAACGATTTCCCTACTGGTAAGCCACACGTATCATACTCCGAAGTCAGCACATGGCACTCCTGTGGATACAAGCACAAGCTGAGCTACATCGACAAGGTTGTCATAGAGCAGGACTGGATCCATGCCGACTTTGGCAAGCATGTGCATGCCGGTGTGGAAAACTACCTGAAGACACGCACTATGGACATTCCGGCCGTCCTGAAGCTCATCGACGACGACTGGGCCGCACGGAGTCGTCCGGATCCCGAGAAGTGGAAGAAGTGGGCCACCAACATCCTCACAGACTTCCCAGGCTGGCTTGAGAACGAGTGTCCAGGATGGGAACTCCTCGGTGCTGAGCTCCCCCTCTACGAGGACATTCCGGAAGAGGAGACTGTCAAGTTCAAGGGTTTCGTAGACTCCATCGTTCGTGTTCCCCTCAATGAGGAGAAGACAAAGTGGAAGGTCTGGATCCTGGACTGGAAGACAGGCCCTGCTGGCGGATGGCGTCGTGACAAGCTGGAGAACGAACTTGTCCTTGCTCAGCTATGGCTCTACAAGTCTTACCTTCTTCGAAAGCTAGATCTACAAAGCCGTGAGGTAGGTTGCGCCTTCGTGGTCCTGAAGAAGGGCGCAAAGCCTGGCTCCACCATTGTGCGCTATGACATCTCAGCAGGACCAAAGCCCATGGAGAAGGGTGAGAAGCTGGTCAAAGACATGGTCAACGGAGTCCGCCGTGGAAAGTTCCTGAAGAACAAGTACAACTGTGAGTGGTGTGACTTCGCAAAGAGCGGACACTGTAAGCGCTAACTATTTACATATGCTCTTCAAGTGGTGATAGTCATCTAGGTGAGCACTTGAAGAAAAGAAAAGTTATCGTCCTCTCTGACCATGCCCTAAGCCCGTCTGGAGTCGGAAACCAGACAAGGCACCTCATCAACGGCCTCCTTGCAAAGGGTGGCTGGTCATTTCGCCAGTTTGGAGCTGCTGTAAAGCACACAAACTATGACACAGTCGTCGTGAATGAGGACTTCATCATCAAGCCAATCGATGGTTTCGGTGACAGGAACCTACTAAGAGTGGCTCTTGCCACCGAGAAGCCCGACGCTCTCCTTATCTTCACAGATCCGCGATTCTTTACGTGGCTCTTTGAGATGGAGGATGAGGTACACCAGGTTTGTCCAATTGCTTGGTGGCATGTTTGGGACAATACACCTACTCCGACCTTCAATGACCCTTACTATAAGGGAACAGATCTTCTCAACTGTCATTCTCACCTCACGTATGAGATGGTGAGTGAACTTTATCCCGAGAAGACTAACTTTGTCCCACATGCTCTTCCACCTAACATCTTCTACAAGATTCCTCGTTATATGCGGATGCTTCACAGGACAAGGCTCCTCGGTGAGGAGAGGAAGGAGCACCTAATCGGACTGTGGATTAATAGGAACGCAAGAAGGAAGAGGCCTGCAGATGTGATTGAGTCATGGTCGATCTTCCTCGATCGACTCCAGGCAAAGCATGGTCACAGGAACGCATCTATCATCATGCACACTGACCCATTCGACATGGAAGGCCCGAATCTTGTCGAGGTGGCAAGGAGGTTCGGCATTGAGTCGAATGTTATCTTCTCAAAGGAGAGGCTTGACTACGAGAAGATGAATATCCTTCACAATGTAAGTGACTTCTGTGTCAATATCTCATATGCAGAAGGCTTTGGACTTTCGACACTTGAGGCGATGACAGTTGGAAACCCAATAGTCGCTCTCAAGACAGGTGGTCTCACAAGGCAGGTTGTCGATCATAGGGACCAGTCTGAGAACGGCGTAGCACTTCCTGTGGAACTTCGTTCACTTGTAGGCTCCCAGAGTGTTCCGTACATATACGAGGACTATGTCTCAACAGAGACCACGGCAGATGCTTACATGAAGCTCTATGAGATGGGTCCTGATGGGAGAGAGCGCCTGGGTGAGAAGGCAATGGCTTATGTCAACTCTGAGTTCAACTACCAGAAGACGATTGACGATTGGGACAGAACTCTCGGTAATCTCATTGATAACTGGAAGGAAAATAGGAAGAGCTGGGAGGTTGAGAAGCTATGAAGCGCGTGCTTGTTAGGGGGCCTCTGCTCTCTAAGTCCGGTTACGGTACACATGCAAGGCAAATTGTCAAGTGGCTTGTTGATAGGGACATAAAGTTCACTGCTGATGTGACCCCCTGGGGAATAACTCCGTGGCATATTAATAGTGCAGACCTTGATGGACTTGTTGGCAAGATCATGGAGTCCACAGGAAACAAGGAGGATGGTTATGACCTAACCATCCAGATACAACTTCCTCATGAGTGGTCGCCAGGGCTTGGAAGTTATAACATCGGAGTCACGGCAGGCGTTGAAGCTGACAGAGCTTCACAGGAATGGGTCGCGGCAATCGGAAGGATGGACGAAGTCATTGTGCCAAGTCGATTCACGAGGGATGTCCTCCTAAAGTCTGGAGCGCAGGAAGGCAAGGTAATCGTTATACCTGAGTCATACAACTCGCTGATCGATTCTGATGTATGCGAGGTGGACCTCGGCGCAATCGAGACTAAGTTCAATTTCCTGATGTTTGGACAGGTGACTGGCAATGATCCCGATGTAGATAGAAAGAATATCTTCTACGCTGTCAAGTGGTTCTGTGAAGAGTTCAAAGGAAACAAGGATGTTGGACTCGTCATCAAGTCAAACATGGGAACGAATTGTGTCTTTCACAGGAAGGCCTTAAATGAAGTATTTAAGAAGCTCACTGCTGAAGTTCGTCAAGGAGCCTTTCCAAGGGTTTACCTCCTAAACGGTGACATGTCGGATTCTGACTGTGCAGGGATCTACAGAAATCCAAAGATTAACTGTCTGATCTCGTTCACAAAGGGTGAAGGTTACGGCCTACCCATGGTCGATGCTGCAGCCTCAGGACTTCCTGTAATTGCAACTGATTGGTCTGGTCACCTTGATTTCCTTGGCAGGGGTAAGTTCTCGAGAGTCTCTTACGATCTTATCAATGTGCCTAACAGAATGTGCGATAACAGGATCTTCATTCCTGGTTCTCGATGGGCAATGCCAAAAGAGGACGATGCCAAGAAGAGGATGCGAAAGATGTATGAGTCGCAGGTTGTCCCAAAGGGATGGGCAGCAGAACTTCGCGAGACTGTAAGGTCAGAGTTCTCGCAGGATGCAATCTCCAAGAAGTATGATGAGATCATTGGCAGGCACCTATGATCTACGTTCTCGCAACAATTGCAGTGATTGAACTCGCAGCCATTGCGATTCTTGCTTTCTTCACTATCAAGTTCGCAAGGATCATACTCAACGCACAGGACTCTATTGAGGAATCTCTGGATGTGCTTGACAAGCGATACGCTTCAATCAGCAAGGTACTCCAGATACCTCTCTTCTATGACTCACCAGAGATTAAAAGAGTTCATGAGGACATTAAGGCGTCAAGGGACTCAATCCTGTATGTTGCAAATTTGATAGGTAGGACTGAGGTTGAGCAGGAGGTCTCCGATGAGAGGTAAGAAGAAGATAAAGAGCTCTACTAGCTCTGAAAGCTCGAAGGAGCTTTACTTTGGCCCAGAGACGCATCTTGCAATATGCGAATTCAAGCAGTCGACCTGCCAGATTGACAGGGAACGCATATACACAAATGACATCAGACCTGCCATAGAGACACTTGTCGAGAACCTAATCAGGATCTACTCGGTATCAAACCAGCTGAACAGCTATAGTGAGATCAAGAACGACTGCGTCAATTTTTTGTATGAGAACCTCTGCAAGTTTGACGAGAGTCGTGGAACAAAGGCGTTCTCTTACTTCAATGTCGTTGCCAGAAATTGGTTGTTCCTGTATATGCGTAAGATCAATAAGCATGCAGGAAAGCATATCTCACTTAGTGATCTTTCCCTTCTTTCGAAGAAGGACAAGAATGAGATTGCCAAGTACTCAGTTGTTGAATCACCCGAAGTCGTCATGGTCGAAAATGAGAGACGAGAGGAGATTAGAGGTATCCTGACCAGGATAAACACCAGACTTACTGACGAGAACGAAAAGGCGTGCATGCAGGCTATTATGTCTGTCTTCGAGCATGTCGAGGACATCGACATTCTTCACAAACGTGCAATTCTTATCTACATTCGCGACATATCAAACCTACCACAGAATCAGCTTTCTTCTGCTCTCGGTTCAATCAGGCGTCACTATAAGAAGCTTGTCCTTGAGGACTTGAGGAGATAACATGGCTGAGATCGATGACGTAATAAGACGAGCAGAGGAGAAGAAGAAGAAGATAACCGACTTTGGCGATCTTCTTGACTCACTATCGACGACCGATGAGAAGCGAAAGATGCTCTGGAAGGAAATCTACCAGAATGCAGTCACAGATCGTGAGAATGCCTACGTTCTATACATCAGCCTCTACCAGACAATGTCAGGAACAGCTGCCGACCACACTGCCCACGGCGGGACTCTCATGAAGTACCTCGAGAGGATGGGCAAGGCAAATGATCAGATTATAAAGCTTGCTGAGATGATCAAATCCTCCGAGGAGGCAGAAGAGGAGGTGAATCCTGACGATATCTTCTCTAAGATCTCAAAGGAGTGAGTATGGCAGCAAGTATCGGAGACGCATTACAGAATCCTCGAGCAAGGGCGGAAATGCAGAAGGGAGGCAACACACCGGCCTCGACTATCGAGAAGGGTGTTGTCATCAATGTTTTTGATGGATTCAATGCAAATGAGCTTTTCTCCCAACTCCAGGGAAGTGACTCATCATTCAGAGCCGAGAGGATACCGATCAATTCATGTGTGGTGAGAATGGTCTCCCAGGGAACTGATGCGACTGCATCATCTTTTGTCCTTGCTATGCCGTTCTTCTCGTCACATATTTCAATGCCTGTCAAGGTTGGTGAGACCGTTTGGGTCCTATTTGACAGGAATGTCAAGACGATCGGTTACTGGTTAAGCAGAATTCATGGTGACATGGCCGCTGAAGATGTCAACTTTTCTCATTATGACAGGTCATATGCACCAAAATTAGACGCACAGGAAGGGCCAGGTACTGTTGAGAAGGCTAACAAGGAAGTGGAGACTGTCCCGCCAAATGATGACTTTCCGAATCTTTCGCTTCGACAGTCCATAGACGGAGATAACACCTACGATTCAATAGCTCAAAATAATTCTTCAAAGTCTATCAAGTTTGAGCCTGTTCCAAGATACTTCAAGAGGCCCGGTGACCTCGTCTTACAGGGTAGCAACAATACCACAATATCACTAACCACTGATAGAGGCTGGAAGGCTGAGGATGATCCATCCGACAAAGTTTCTAACGCTATTAGTGGAGCTATAGATTATTCTGGCACAATCGATATAGTCGCAGGTAGATCAAGATGGATCAAAGACGGCGATCTCAAACGTACTGTACCTGAGACTCGGTCTAACACGAGAAAGTTCACTGAGACCGTTAAGGATCCCACCCAGGTCAAGAAGCATGTGAGGACAGAAGGCGATCCCGACTACAGTGTCGACGCATCTAGAATTTATGTCACCATGCGCTCGAATACGGACACAAACTTCAGTCTCATTGAACAGTTTCCAAGGTATCCTGGTGAGGAAGAGCCTCCCACACCGTTGACTGACACTGCGGCTGTTGTCTGCAAGTCAGACCATGTTAGAATAATTGCAAGGAAGGACGAAGAGAAGCAGATCAATGGCAGCATACTGATTGTGAAGGAGGGTGACAAGCAGGAGAACAATGACAACTGCTCAATTCACATGAGGAGTGATGGTTCAGTTCTCATATCAGGAAGCAAGATTATCATCGGCAGAACCAAGCCCGATGGTGGCCTTGCTGACGGTCCTGATGATGCACCTGATAATCTGCAGCCTTATGTCAAGTACAAGCAGCTCGAAGATCTCCTGAAGGCTGTCATGACTGACATCAAGGACTTTTGTGACACTGTAAATACTCATACAACCCCGGGATATGGAGCACCTTCCGTCCAGATCAACCAGGCTGTCACAAAACTAAAGTCAGCAATGATCACAAGGGAAGGGGAAATAGTCAAGATCCGTTCAGAACGGATATTCGGAGAGTGAATGCCAATTGCAGCACCGGGAAAGTCTGTTCTAGAGTCATCAATTAGGCAGGCATTTGTCAGGGCAAAGAACGCTGGCACCGAAACAGGAGCCGATCCTGATGCAATCATCAACCGACTAGCCGCAGATATTGCTTCTGCGGTCGACACGTACACAACATCGATCATAGTGACCATCAACCCGGGCCAGACTGTGTCGGGAATGGCAGGAACTTATCCCGTGATTGCCAATGTTGTTACACCAGGCACATCGTAACTTTGGTGTGACGCATACATAAATCGTGAGTGAGAGACCTTGACACCCAGGAAGTACAACTTCAACTCTGTGGGAGAGACCCAGTCACTATTCGACCAGAGGAAAGAGCAATCAAAGACCTCACCACCGCTCGGAATAGTGACGCCATTGCAGTTCGGAACGGGCGAAGATGGACTCCTCCTCATGCACCATGATGCTGGAAGCATGGTGTCCGATAATTTTCGGAACCTTGTTTCCACAAATTGGGGCGAGAGGCTCATGGACTATCGTTTTGGTGCAAACCTCAAGGAACTTGTGTTCGAGCTCGGCAAAGAGGACACAGACATCGAGGCAGGCAGAAGAATCAAAGCGGCGACAGATAAGTACCTACCCTACGTCAGCCTCGACACATTTGAGACCTTCAACGACTTTGTTGAGGAGACAGGAATCGCAAGAATTGGCGTGAAGATCACATACACGATTCCTCTCATGGATACAAAAACACGGTCACTTGAGGTGACTCTATACACGGCAAGCTAATGGCAGGAAACTCAAAGAAGACACCAAACAGGAACTATCTCGCAAAGGACTACACTGACTTTCGCAGTGAGCTCCTGGGCTATGCAAGGACCTTCTTTCCTGACAGGATTAAAGACTTCAGTGAGTCTTCTGTCGGTGGGCTTTTCCTTGATATGGCTGCGGCGGTAGGAGACAACATGTCATTCTACCTAGACCACCAGTTCAGGGAGCTGTCTTGGAGTGAGGCGGTCGAGACGCAGAATATCGAGAGACTGTTACGAAACAACGGAGTCAAAGTCACGGGTGCATCGCCAAGCACAGTCGTTGTGACATTCTACATTGAAGTTCCTGCCGTCGATAAAGCCGGCAGACTCGTTCCGGATGCAACCTCGCTTCCTGTCATCATGCCCGAGACTGTCGTTTCATCCAATAGCGGAGTAACATTCTCGACAGTTGCCCAAGTAGACTTCTCAGAGACCGACAGGATCGGGAACCTTCTTGCAAATATAACCGTTGGTGATGTTGATGCTAGCGGTAATCCCCTGACATTCATTCTGAGCAAGGATGCAATTGCAGTTTCCGGCAAGGTCTTTACAGAGCAATTCTCTTTCGGATCAAATTATACGCCATTTGCAACTGTTACTCTAACAAATGATAATGTGACTGAGGTGATCTCGGTAACAGACTCAGACGGTAATTCATGGTACGAAGTGGAGAGCCTGACACAGGACACAGTGTACCTGAGTTCGAGAAATCGATCGGTTGACAATGACGAAATAGCAGAAGTGATTAGCATGGTGCCTGCCCCAAGAAGGTTTATCACATCTGTAAACCTCCAGAGCAGGACAACACAGCTTCGTTTTGGAGGAGGGGACCCAACAACCAATGATGACGATGTCTTCCCAGACCCATCAAAGTTCTCCCTTCCGACCTATGGTAGGCCAACTCTCCAGAGGTTCACTCTTGATCCTAATGCCCTACTGAAGTCGAGGACCCTGGGTCAGGCTCCCGTCTCGACAACACTCACAGTCGTCTACAGGGCTGGTGGCGGTAATTCTCATAACATTGCAGCCGGCATGATCAGGACAATTAGGTCTCTCAACATTGAGTTTCGAGACAACCCTGCGGCGACGATAGCAACGTCCGTCAGGGCATCCGTAGACGTTATCAATCGCTCACCTGCGACAGGTGGAACACAGGCACCCACAATAGATCAGCTCAGGACACTGGTCCCAGCAGCAAAGAACTCACAGGCAAGGATAGTGACTAAGTCAGACCTAATTGCAAGAGTCTACTCACTTCCCTCAAAGTTTGGAAGGGTGTTTAGGGCAGGTGTTCGTCCTAATCCAAACAATCCGCTTGCATCACAACTGCATGTTCTTTCTAAGAACAACGAAGGAAAGCTCATCCAGAGCCCTGACACTCTGAAACAGAATTTGAAAATGTTTCTGAGCGAGTATCGTCTCATATCTGATGCAATAGATGTAGTTGACGCAAGGATCATCAACTACACACTCCAGGTGACAATAGTTCCAGCACCGAATGCAGTTCCACTAAATGTCACTCGTGATGTCCTTGGCGCTCTTACAAGTGTGACAGCAATATCAAAGTTCCAGATCGACCAAGCAATCGTCATATCTGACATTGTGAATGCTGTCATAAGCGTTCCTGGTGTGCTCTCGATAACTAACCTTGAGATACAGAGCATCTCAGGTGATGTCGATGGTAGGACATATGCAGGCAGCTACTTTGACGTTGCAGCAAATACAAACAGGGGCCTCATCATTCCCACGCCCGGGGCGATCTTCGAGGTCAGGTTTCCCAACTACGACATTGTCGTAACGACGGAGTGAAAATTGATCGTCATCGTAACCGCGTCAGCTGACACATACATCACAAATAAGCTTGTAGACGGCATTCAAAGGGTTTCTGGCAATGTTGGTTCTGCCGGAACGATTGACATCTTCAAGCTTTATGATGAGAGCTACCAGGTGACAGGAGCTATTGAGCTGTCACGCGGCTTGATAGCATTCGACTACAGTCGACTTCGTTCTCTCACATCATCGATACTTGACCTCAACAACTTCCGTGCAACTCTTCGATTGAAGGGTGTCAATTCCGGACAACCTACCCCTCACGATTTCACACTCTCTCTCTTTCCGCTATCATCGAGTTTTAGAGAAGGACTCGGTCGTGATGTTGCATCGTTCTCCGCGGTTGATGCTGCGAACTTTCTGTCAAGCTCCACTGGAAATTTGTGGAACATGACAGGAGCTAATGCCGGTGGTCTTCTCGGATCTAATGACATTGACTACATCACGTCTGGTAACCTACAGGACGGCCTCGGCGTGAGAAGTCTTGAGATGCGACAATACTTTGAGACAGGCAATGAAGACCTCAACATCGATGTCACGGAATTTGTTTCGGCATCAATAGTGGGAATCCTACCCCAACCCGCCATCAGGATCTCCTTCACAGGAAGTCAGGAGAACGATGAAGTCACTCGTTTTGTCAAAAGGTTTGCAGCGAGGAACGCCAAGGAGGTCCTCAATAGGCCTAAGTTGACGATTGCTTTTGATGACTCTCAAAAGGATGACAGGATTTCGATGTTCTTTGATGTGAGTGGCACTCTCTATGTTTCAAACGTAGTTCGTGGTGCCAGAAAGAACTTTGTGTCAGGATCGCAGCTTACACAGGTAGTCGGAAATAACTGCGTCAAACTCAGGCTTAGCACGGGTTCTTTTGCTGCCTACTTCACGGGCTCCCAGGCAACTGCTGTTGGTGGCATCACAGGCCTCTACTTCGCAAACTGCATCATTCGTTCAAACGAATCAGGAATTGTCACAGGCAGTGCGACAGTTGCAGATTTCATCAAAGCATCAGGATCGATAACATTCGATGAGAAGTGGACAACTATGGACGAGTCCTTGACCTTCAAGGAATCATTGTTGACGATTGTAAGTCAGGAACCTGCTGGTAACCTGTACGGAAATGAGAAACTTGTTGTGCACTGTGAAGGGCCTGGCGTGGCACCGGGAAGCGAGATCATCATGGTTAGGGCTCGAACTTACGATATGTCACTTGAGGATATGTCTGCAAAATTTGCATACACAAGAAAGCCCGTTGTAGTCAGCGATATGATGTATCGGGTTCTTGATCTGAACAGTGGTGATATCATTGTTGACTATGATAATGTTGGAACAAAAGTTTCCTTCGATGAGAATGGCGGCTTCTTCAAAATTCCAGCGGACACCGTGCCTCCCGGTAGGCCTGTTACATTTGAGTTCCTTGTTACATACAATGGGATACAGAGGCAGCTCTCTGCAGGCGGCTTCACATTCACAAGAGAGTCGTGATGTCTTCACAGGTTAGAAGGTCACTTGGAAATGCAATTAGGGAGATTCCTGCCTCACCCTCACTCAGGTTACGCCTTGCCGATCTAGAAGAGGCCCAGGCAAGCGGTTCCTCCTTCAGGTATGATCCACCTGATGCTCCACTAAAGTCAACTCAGCAACTGCCTGTAGATTGGGCTGACTTTTCAAAGCACGTTTTCTTCGGTTCGGCAGAAGTTGCCGTCAATGTCTCCTTTGACAGGATTATCAACGGCTTTCCATTCGATGGAAGCCTAACCGAGATGGACACGTTCCTTGATGGTCTTACAGGTTATGAGAGACACATCTTCGACATATTCCCAAAGAGCCTCAACTGTCTTTACCTTTCTAGTTCATACGTAGCAATCAATGATTCTGCTGGTGCCACTGAGCAGTCACTGTCTAGGCGTACAGACGGTGCCAACGTTCTTGACCCGGGAATGTCATCATTCTCGATACAGTTTAAGCTCTTCATACCAGAGGATCCTAATGATGAACAAATTGTCTGCCAGAGACTGTCAGGAAGCGCAGGATACTCACTTTGGATAGACGCCGATCCAGGAACTTCAACTAGTAGCCTGAAGTTCATGGTGACATCGGGATCTGCAGCGCTTATTGCTGAGACCGAGCTATTGAAGGGCAGGTGGAATGATGTGTGTGCGCAAGTCAACAGGAGACCCACTGCAAACAGGCTTGTAGTCAGCATAGACGGCAAGCAGGTAGTGACTTCATCGGTTGCATACGAACTACAAGAGTTCCAGACAAAGGGCACGCTCTTGTTGATCGGTAGCGGAGTTTCTCACAGTTCAAATTTGGGAAGCCTTATTCCGACTAGGACGCTCTCAGGTTCAATCGATGACTTCAAGTTCTTCATAGGCAACAGGACACAAAGTGATATTCTGAATGTTGCTTCATTCGGAATCGACGCAAGGCCAGACATCAAAGCCTACTATAAGTTCAACGAACCGTCAGGAAGTTACTCGCAGCAAGACCTACTGCTTGACTCAAGCGGAAATGGCCTCCACACCAGAATCAAGAATTTTACACACAACGTAAGGTCAAAGCCGCACGGTCTTGCATTCTTCTATGAAAGGGAAGAATACAACCCAATACTATTCCCAGACTTCACCGATCTGGTTGAAGTCAATGAGTCACTTCTCCTGAGCGCTTCAAACTACGATGAGTACAATCCTAACCTCATCACAAGGCTTGTGCCACCTCACTATCTCACTAGTGGCATGATCTCTGAGGGTCTGACTGACGAAAATGGAACAATAGGAGACGCATACCCAAGCTCAGGTGATGCTCCTCGTGATGCAAAGTTAGGATCTGCACAAATCATGTCAAGCATGCTCTACATCTGGGCAAAGCAATTTGATGAGTATAAGCTGTTCCTTGACCAGTTCTCGTTGCTTGATGACATCAGTTTCATCTCAACAGGATCGGTTGCTGACAACTTTGTAGCAAAACAGGCAAGAGAGCTTGGTTTTGAGCTTCCTAGAATCTTTACACCCACCTCGCCCAGGGGATCACAGTATGGTGACGATGTGGGTATAGATCCGAGTGTTGGAACAGTTCCTCTTACAAAGATCCAGACTGAGGTCTGGAGGAGGATAGTCGCTACCCTGCCTGACGTCGTTGCTAGCAAGGGAACGCTACACTCCGTGAAGAGTCTTATTAGAGCTTTCGGTGTGAATCCTGACACAGCCGTCAGGATACGTGAATACGGCGGCGCACGTAGCGGTTATATCACAGGCAGAGTTCCAAAACGTGATGTGATAGGTGAATTGATCAACACGGGAAGTTGGAAGGCCTCTTCACCCTATCTCTCTGCAAGTAGGATAGAGCCAGGCGAGCCTGCAATACAAGGCAACATGACTCCAGGCGGTTCAGATGTGTCATCTGATGGACTTCTTACGTCAGGATCATGGACTTGGGAATCGACATTCACATTTCCAATACTTCGTGCAAAGAATGAAAATGAATCGATAGTCAGGTTCTATTCTACGGGATCCAACCAACTTGAGATGTTATTGAACGTGATATGCACAGCATCAGGGTCAGGCCTCGATGGTGAGACAAATCTTACGCTTATCGGAAGTTATGATAGCAATACTTCGAATGGATTTATTCTGAACCTGACTGGCTCAAGAATGTTCGACGGCAACAGATGGAATGTGAGTTTTGGTCGTCGCAAACTGTCAGAGACGATGTCACAATGGTATCTCAGGACTGCTACTGAGATGGCAGGTGAGATTGCAGAATCATATGTCACCTCTTGTTACGTCACGGCATCAAGCGCAGGGGACATGTTCTCACGAATCAGTCCGACATACAACTCATCAGGAAGCTTCTTCGTGATGAGTTGTATGTCGGACTGATTCAGATCGGAAGAGCACACGTCTGAACTCCAGTCACGTGGCCTTATCTCGTAT